CGATATGCCTCTGTTTTGGCTTCATGCACTGTTCATTCATGTCACTGAAGGAATGACAGCTTGCTACACTTATCCAGAAGCTAAAGAGGAATATGGTACATACGACGAAAAGCAGTATGAAGATGAGCTAGTTGAGGAACAGCACAAGATTTGCCCAATCTGTCAGAAAGAGATGACAGATCCATCCATTACTGACAATGAGATGGATGAGTTTATGCCGAATGATGAATCGGCTCAACTCCACGCATCTATCAATGAGGGGCTTGAAGTATGCCCTAACTGTGCTCAGTACGTAATACCCAGTATCCAAACTCAGTCATTCACTGTCACCAATCTAGTTGGAATCAATAAACTTCCGAAGTCTCGTATCAAGATGGAAGTGTATGGTGGTCTATTCGTTAAAGTCCCAGTATGGGCACGTAACCAGAGTGAATGTAGTTACCTTATCTATTCTTATGAGACGCATTGGTCTAATGTACTCGAAAAGTATCAGCACCTCCGAGAAAAGATCAGTAAAGGTGGTGCTCAATACGACCTCTATGAACAGTGGGGCCGTGTCAGTCCGCAGTATCACGGTGAGCATCCGATAAACAATGTAACCGTGCGTAATGCGTGGCTCCGTCCGTGCGCGTTCAATATTCTGACCGAAGAAGAAGCTAAGGATCTGAAGAAGCAGTTTCCTGATGGTGTGAAGGTGGTAATTGTCAATGATCTCGTTGCTGATGCTTGCAATGCGAAAATGGATGATTCATGGACTCTTACCTATAATCCACTGTCAGATTACATCCATTTCGATCCAATTGGACTACTTCTCACATCTGTCCAGGATATCACAAATGATCTGATCTCTCTAGTATTGCAGACTATTGAGCATGGAATACCGCAAACATTTGCTGATCCGAAGGTTCTTAACTTCCACGCATATCGAAACTCAGAAGTTATACCTGGAGGAATATACCCGGCTACACCAAAGTCAGGCAGACCTCTAGGAGAAGGTTTCTATGAGGTTAAGACTGCTACACTTAGTCAGGAAGTCCTACCATTTGCCCAGAAGGTACAAGAAATGGGACAGATGGTATCTGGTGCTCTGCCTTCTCTATTCGGTGGGCAAATGTCGGGTAGTCGCACTGCTTCTGAATACTCTATGAGCCGTGCTCAGGCTCTCCAGAGGCTTCAGGGTACGTGGAAGATGCTCCTTCTCTGGTGGAAGGGTATTTTCGGTAAAGTCATCCCAATGTACATCAAAGAGATGAAGGATGACGAGAAACAGGTGAAACGTGATGAATTCGGTAACTTCATCAACGTGTTTGTGCGTATGGCTGAATTGCAGGGTAAGATTGGTTCAGTCGAACTAGAGGCTAATGAGAACCTTCCTATTACGTGGAATCAGCAGAAAGATTCCATTATGGAATTGTTTGGCATGAACAATGATGCTATCATGTCTACGCTCATGTCACCTGAGAATATGCCCTACATCAAGAGGGCCATTGGACTCAATGACTACGTGATTCCTGGTGAAGATGATAGACAGAAGCAGTATGAGGAGATTCAGCTGCTGATTAACTCTGAACCTATTGAAATGCCGCCTGATCCAATGATGGAACAGCAGGCTATGCAGATGGGTATGCCTCCACCTCCACCTATGCGTCTTCCATCAATTGAAGCGAATATGGACGTGGATAATCATCAGTTGGAAGCTGATATTTGCCGTCGTTGGTTGGTTTCTGATGCTGGTAGACTGTGCAAACTTGAAAATCCTCCTGGATATGAGAATGTCCTCTTGCACATGAAGATGCACAAGGACATGGATATGCAGATGCAAATGCAGCAGATGGCTATGATGCCACCTCCACAACCACCACCGGGTAAGGCTCCACCCCCAAAGGGGCCTCAGGGTAGCACAGGTAAACCACTACAGGATGGACAGAATGAACCTACGATTCAATAGATTTTACTCTCCCGATGACGCTCTTGGTATGGGCGGTGATACTGCTACTGCCGACTCAGACCTCGATACTCTTGAACTGCTGAATGCTGATGAGCCAGAGGAGAAAGTAGAACCTCTTGACATTGAAGAAAAAGAAGATACAGATACATCTGAGGCTCCAGTTGAGGATGAAGAAGTAGATGAACTCAAGGAGCTTGAGGAAGAACTTAAACCGCCGTCAGAGGAGGATCTTGAACTCACTACTCCAGTACGGAGGAAGGAGATTCTCGCCAAGTATCCTCAGCTCTTTAAGGATTTTCCTTATCTGGAAAAGGCGTATTACAGGGAACAGCAGTTTACGGAGATTTACCCGACTATACAGGACGCTCGTATATCGGCTGAAAAGGCTAATATTCTAGATCAGGCTGAACGACAGGTGATGAATGGTGACATCACTATGTTCCTTCAGGCTGCTAAGGCAGAAGATCAGAATGCATTCAACAAGATCGCTGATAACTATCTTCCTACTCTCCGTAAGGTAGACCAGCAGGCTTATTACCATGTGCTTGGTAATGTCATCAAAGACACTATCATCACTATGGTTCGGGAGGGTCGTCAGCTAGGAGATCAGGGTGCGCCTCTGACAGCAGCGGCAAATGTGCTGAACCAGTTTATCTTTGGTTCTCAGCAGTTTACGCCACCCAATAGACTCTCTAAGCAGGTTAACCCTCAGGTAGCACAAGCACAACAGGAAATTCAGCAGCACAAGCAACAGCAGGTCATGAACACCTTCACTAATGTGAGGGATGACCTGCAGAACAAGGCTGATAATACGCTGAGAGCCACGATTGACGGACATATTGATCCAAATGGGTCTATGTCTGAATACGTGAAATCTCATGCTACTACTGAGGCTTTTGATAAGCTAGAGACCCTGATTGCTCAGGATACGCGCTTTCGTGGAATGCTTGATAAGCTCTGGGAAAAGGCGTTCAGATCAGGGTTTGATAAGGAATCTACTGATAGAATCAAATCCGCATATCTTTCCAAGGCTAAAACGCTCTTGCCAAGCGTAATCAAATCGGCACGTAATAAAGCCTTGAAAGGTGTGTCGAGTGCTGTGACCACCGATATACTGGCTCCTAAGAAAAGCCCAATTACACGTAGGCCATCCACGGCCCCATCTAGTGGAAAGTTTCGTAAAGCCTCAGATATCCCCGCTGGGATGTCTACACTCGATGTGTTAATGAAGGATTAGGAGCCAGACATGGCCGTTGTTGAATCTCAGGTAGCAGCACTCGAACTCGAACACGTCATCCCGAAGGTGCGCGTGTTGTTCGAGCGGGACGACAAGTTTTACGCAAACATCAAGAAGCGTGATGTGGAGAAGATCTCACATCGCCAGATGCGCGTGCCTCTTGAATTGCGTCCCGGTGGTAGTTTCCAGTACTTCAATCCAGATGGTGGAGATCTGGGACGAGGTGGTGGGCCTACTTTCGATAAGGCCGTACTCAACTGTGTTTTCGCTTCAGAGAACATTGAGTACACGAAGCTCACTCAGTGGGCTACGGACGATGCTCGTAAGGCTATCGTCAATTCTGTCCGTCGTTTGACTGCCACAGCTCTCGATGAAATGCGTCGTCAGCTTGACTCTCAGATGATGCAGACTGGTGATGGTGTCATCGGTGTTGTCACCACTGATACGCCAGCTGGTGGTAGCAATGTCATTACTCTCACGAGTGATGGCTTCGGTGCGCGTCTGGTTCGTTATGGACAGACCGTGCAGGTGTATGATACCACTCTTACCACGAAGCGTGGTGAAGGTGTTATCACTCAGTGGGATGTGGAGAATAAGGTTATCTCCATCACTCCTCAGATTGCAGCTGTTGCTCCCACTGACAAGATTGTCACTGCGGGTATCACTGCTCCTGCAAGTTTGCCTGCATTGTATGGTGTGCCATATCACCACAGCAATGCTAGTGCTGGAACGTGGCTTGGATTCTCACGTTCTACAACTCCGGAGATTCGTGCAAACCGAGTCAATGGTGGAGGCACGGCGCTAACTCTCCCACTTCCACGTTTGGCAATCAACAAGATTGGCAACCGTGTAGGTATTGATAACAACTTCAATCCTACGGCATGGTTGCATCCTTGCCAGATGCAGGCATACGAGGAAATCGGTCAGCTTGTTTCCATTATCCAGAAGACGGCCAAAGAAGAAGGCCTGAATATGTATTTTGGGAACAACATGCAGCTTGCGGGTGCCTCAATGAAGGCATCTTATAGCTGGGATAAGACTCGTATCGACTTTATTGTCGATGAAGTGTGGGGGCGTGGTGAAATCCTCCCCATCGGCTTCTATACTACCGATGGGCGGAAGATTTTCGAGATTCGTGGCGCATCTGGTGGTGTGGCTGCGGCGGAAATCTTCTATATGGTTGTGGGTATGCAGACGTTCGTGTCGAACCCTGCGGCTTGCAGCTACATCGACGCCCTCGCAGTACCAGTAGGTTATTAACTTGTGGGTGGATGTAGATCCGGAGGGGAACTCATATCAAATCCCCGATGTGAGTTGGTCTACATCCACCTACTCTTTCATGGCGGTGGTGGGGAA